AAAGCCCAGTTTGTGCAGACCATTCTTTACCTATAAAAATACCATTTTTAAACGACCAAACGTGTCGATTTTTAATAATTTCAGGAAACTGCATATCTTTACAATTTGTTAAGTGTCGTATAACATCGTTATATGCTGACCCTCGACTCGACAAGTTTTTCCAGAGTTCGTACCGTGTTTCTTTCTGTGCAACACCATAAACATACTCCTGTATAGTCTCAACCTGTTTCCATGCGCGTGTATCGTGACCATCTTCTGTTTTGATTTGTCTACAACAGTACCCTTTGTACCTTTTAACATTCGTTTCGTAAAGGTTCTGTAAACAGGCGAGTATAGCTTGTTGGTATGGTGCTAATTCTTCAATTTTATCCATGGTCGAACACCTAAAAATAGACGGATCTGATTCTGGGTTTATAGGAACATATGTAGGGTTATTGATACGTTCGCGTATACGTGCCGCACGAAAAATAATTTGCCACGCATCATCAACCTGATCTATAAGACGATTTATACGCATGGATATTTTCATATCGTCGTCATCTTCAATATCCAATAATTTTAAAACTTCAGCACGGTGGTACATTTGTCCTAACTGCATTTTTAATCGTTTATGTTTTCCAGAAACAAGTTCAAAATCAAACCTATCGAAAGTACCCGTTTCAGGGTCGAGATCCCGAGGATCTATAAAGTTATTATTTCCGATTTGGTACGGAATCATACTATTATTTGTGGTATTGATGTTCCACTCATCTTCCAATTGGGATAGAAGGTGCATAAACTCTTCGGGGTTGAGTGATTGAATCTGGTTGGACCACATTATAGCATTCGATTCGCGTGAATTTGCATCAGAACTGATATAATGTGTCTCGTCCATTTTCTTCTATTACATACGGATTATTTTTCTAAGTTATTTTTTTTGCATATGAGCTAGCATTTTAATAAGAATTTTATTTTGAACTTCCATTTGTCTCGAAATATTTACCAGAGCAGAGCATACGGTATCACCTTCTTCGGTCGCGAGTACGGAACTTAAGAGACCACCCATATCCATCATATATCCTTCGTCGTCATCTTCTAACATTTCCATATCTTCGTCTTCGTCTGATAATTCGAGCGTATCTTCTATTACAGGAAGATCGCCGTCCACTGTGGTTCGGTCATCCTCGGAATTAATTTCCGAGTTTTCGGTTTCAGTTGGTTCAAGAAGGGTTTCTTCTTGATCGGTCATTTCTATATACCAGGAAAAATTGACCCGGGTTTTTTCGCGGGTCTCACCCGAAAAAAAAATCTCTGCCTATAGTACAAAAACAAACACTATGGCCGGAGGTCTCATGCAACTCGTCGCCTATGGCGCCCAAGATGTCTACTTGACTGGTAACCCAAAAGTCACTTTCTTCCAGGCGGTTTACAAACGCCACACCAACTTTGCGATGGAAAACATCGAACAAACTGTTAACGGTACTGCCGCGAGCAACGGTCGCGTTTCCGTCACGATCGCCAGAAACGGTGATTTGATCGCGGATATGTACGTTGAATTGAGAGCGAATCAAACGTTTGACGCTACTGAAGATGCGTGGGTCGCGGAATCTGCTATCAAGGATGTTGAACTGTCTATCGGTGGTCAAAGAATCGACAAGCACTACCAAAGATGGTGGAGATTGTACTCTGAATTGTATTTGGATGAATCCAAGAAGATGAACTGGGGTAAGATGACTTCTACTTCCACGGATAACGCGAAGGTTTACTTGCCATTGATCTTCTTCTTCAACAGAAACCCAGGATTGGCCTTGCCATTGATTGCCTTGCAATACCACGAAGTTCGATTGGACTTTGACTTGTCCGATGTCTACGGCACTAACTTTGATTCGTTCAAGGTTTGGGGTAACTACATCTACCTCGACACCGAAGAGCGCAGACGATTCGCGCAAAAGGGTCACGAATACTTGATTGAACAAGTCCAACACACCGGTTCCGACTCTTTGGCGGCTGCTGCTGGTTCCACCAAACAAATCAGATTGTCCTACAACCACCCAGTTAAGGAATTGGTGTGGTGCACCGAAGCGAGCTCGAACGTTATTGGTGACTTGAACGGTATTTGGAACTTTTCGGATACTTCGGTGACTGTCTCTTCCAACGTTGCTGCGATTGCCGACTCGAACGTCGCGTTGGCCCCAGGTGCTGCGGGTGCCCCATTGTTGCTCGGCCTTACGGAATTTGACGAAGATAAGTCTGGTCCACTCGAGAGCTTCAAGTTGGTTCTCAACGGCCAAGACAGATTCAAGGAACAAGGTGGCAAGTACTTCAACACGGTTCAAGCGTACAACCACCACTCCGGTTCCCCAATGCCAGGTATCTACTCGTACTCCTTCGCGCTTAAGCCAGAAGAGCACCAACCAACGGGTACCTGCAACTTCTCCAGAATCGACAACGCGCAAGTTTCTATCGCGGTTAAGTCTACTTCGAGTAAAAACACCCTTAACATGTTCGCGACCAACTACAACGTGTTGCGCATACAATCGGGGATGGGAGGATTAGCTTTTAGTAATTAGGGTTTAGGAACAATTTTAAGTTTAAAATATACATACATCCTACATACGGGTAATTCCCCGGTACTAAGATGTAGAGTGGGGATGAGGGTAAATGGACTTAAAGATTATGGGCTATATTTAATAAAAAAATGACTCACAAACTTGTACCAATTTCATCGCGACCAGGAGCGTATTTTGCTATAGACGAAGAAGACCATGAAAAATTTGTTAAAAATATGCCGAATTGGTCAATGGCCGGAGCAAACAATAAATATCTTCAGTGTGATTGGAAAAAATGTCCAGTTGGTAGAAAGCGTCCACGTCTTCACCGTTTATTAATGGTAGGGTTATGTGATGATAAAAACATAGTTGTAGATCATATTAACGGTGATACTCTCGATAATAGAAGGTGTAATCTTCGTGTAATTACACAAGCACAAAACGTTGCACATAGACCAAACGCGAATATCAATAATAATTCTGGAACACGGGGTGTGTATTGGTGTAAAACAACTAAAAGATGGATTGCATGTATAGGTCACAACGATACGTATTGGTGGAAAAAGACTTTTGTTGATAAAGAAGAAGCCGAAAGAGAAATAAAAACTAAACGCGAAGAATATAATTTAATTTATGGTATAACCACGGGGAAAATACCCGAACTTATACCCGAATTGAAAGAAAGTCACAAAATACTTGATAGGTATATAGAAAATAACCCCAATTTGGTATATAAAGCAACAAGGGATACACGTGAAAGATACAATGAGTATCGACGCGAAGAAAGTGCTAAAAAACGTCGCGAGGAACGCGATAAATTGTTAAGTGAACCACAAACACCAGATGTTATGAAACGTTTAAAACGTTTAGATGCAGACGATAAACGTGCTGAGAGTAGAAGAACTACAGTTTAACCCCCAAAACCCGGCGTAATTTTTGCATGATTTTAGGATCCGGAATAGCTTTACCTGATTCGTATGAAGAGATGATATCTGTTGATACGTTTATGAGACCCGCGAGATCTTTTTGCGTATACTGTTTTGCAACACGCGCTTTTTGAATCGTTAGTGCCGTGTCTTTACTGACTTTTTTGTGTGTACCTAACTCAGTTTCATCGAGTTTTTGTTCCCTCGTTTTACCCGAATATTGACTCCGTTTGGGTAACTTTATTTCCTGTCCCATGAACTTAACATACTTTTCTTTTTCCTTTTCCTTGTTGACTTTACCGCGAATAATAACAGGATCCCAGTCTTGGTAATGGTTCATTTTATTTCAAAGAGACTTAAAATTTTAAGTAGTGATACAAATATAATGAATTTTATAGTTGGAATATCAGTAACCTTTACTATACTTGGTATTATTGTCTTATCACTTTTATGTTCAAAATCATGTTGTCGCGACGATGAAACATAAAGAATTACGTGTGTAATACGTTAATGGAACCTATATATACATTCTTAATAATTTTTGGAACTATATATGGTTCGTGTATGTTGTTTAAAACAATGATTAAATGTTATTATTATTGTTTTCCATACAAAAATGAACACAACGTTGAAACATAAAGATTTTATCGTATATACTAGTAACTATGATAGAAGTCTATACGGACGGAAGTTGTCTCGGTAATCCAGGACCTGGTGGATGGGCCTATCTTATAGAAAACGTGATAGGTCGGGGAGGTTCCAAGCTAACCACAAACAATATAATGGAAATGACTGCGGTTATAAAAGCACTCGAAAAGTGTATAGAAATAGGTTACGATGACGTGATTATATTTACAGATAGTAACTACGTAAAATTGGGGTTACTCGAATGGTCTAAGAACTGGGAACGTAACGGGTGGAAAACGAGTAAAGGTGAAGATGTTAAGAATAAGGATTTATGGGTACACATGTTATACCTGTTGCGTAAAATTGAAAACGTTGAAATGAAATGGGTCAAGGCACACAACGGAAACGAGAAGAACGAACGTGTCGATACAGTGGCGCGTGAGTACGCATACTTATTTTCTAAGAAAGAGTAATGAGTACACCAGAACAACACCAATGGTGTCCAAACCAGGAAAACCTTCTTAAACGTTGGGCCGAAAAGGCCGCCGGGTACAGGTGGTTACACAATCACGCCCGTGTTTTATATAAACGTCAGCACGATTGGTTATCGTACCCGTCTATAATTATATCGAGCATTACGGGTGTTGGTGGTTTTGCGGTTTTGAGTCCCGATACGAATAGTATGTCGGACGATCAAAAACAAAAGATTATTATTTTCCAATACTTTTTTGCGTTCATGAACGTTATTGCGGGTATACTTACATCTATATCTAAGTTTAACAATTCCGCACGACTCATGGAAATGCACTCGGCTATGTCCGTACAATACTCGAAACTGTATAGGAACATAGATATGGAATTATCTTTGGAAACGCAACACCGCGAGGACGTTTTGGAATTCGTGAACAAAACCCGTGTCGAGTACGATCGATTACTCGACGAGGCACCCGATATACCTTCCGAGAGTATTAACGCGTTTAACGAAACGTTCCCTGATAAAGAAAACAAACCCGACGTGTGTAACGGTTTGAGTGTTATTAATTGTGAAGAAGATACGACTAGTCACAAAAACATGGTGCTCAGAAACTGGTTACTCAAAAAGCGACCGGGAACACCGACAACACCGAGACCTTCGGTCGAATTGAAATCGTATAATTCGGAAGAACAGGTTTAACTTTTTACATATGGGACACACATGTAAAAAGTAAAAAGTGATATTCCCGCCGGGTATCGATCCCGGGATATAGTCTTAACTCCGAACTTATGAACTAAATCATAACTTGACATACTTTAAAAAGTATAAGGACTATGTGATGACCATTTCACTACGGGAACCTATATAGTATACACACTTATTCTTTAAGTTACACACGCTTAAAAAATACATCCATATATACTATATGAAGTGCTGGTCTTGTGCACACACTCCGGAATATAAACGCGATCAAATTCGGCGGAACGTTCTCGAGAGTACGTATTCTAAGAAACCAAACCTCGGGTTTAAACGTCGCGATAATGCACGTCTTCGGTTACGGTTTAAGGAGGCTATAGAGTACGCCCACGATACGTGTTCGGAGAAATCGACGGACGCGTGTTTCACGGCGTGGGACGAGGTTGACGAACTCGAAGACTCGATGATGCGGTACGGTATAAATTTGTATGACGATAGTAACATGCGGTACGGGTCACTTCTTCGACGCGCGTTTAAGGTTCGTTGGAACGTACGTAACGTCGAGGACCATCACGTTATACCAGCACAGTTCAAAAGCCACCCGATCGTGGAAAAGGTAAACTATGATATACACGCGAGCGAAAACATAATCATGATGCCCCGTGACATTATCGGTAATTTACGAACGAATCGACACACACACAGAGGCGGACACAAAGCGTATAATAGGTACGTGGGTGAAGTACTCGATTCCATGGAAACTATGGAAACACCTGAACCAGAATTTAGAAAATTTGTTGACTTTTTAAAAATTGGATGTCGTTATCGTCCTCAAGATATACCGTGGAATTAGCGTAAATTACCACCCATATTCGAGAACTTTCGTGGTTGCCGTGGGGTACCGTTTCGAGAAAAACTCGCGGTTCCCCCAATTACTATGTCCAATGGTACTGTTATGGCTACGGTCGATGTGTAAACAGTGTCTGAGATCCTTATAGTAAACACGCGCACCTCGCGCGATTATATCTTCGTGTTTCATGTCGACGTGATTATCTATGGGGAAGAAATATTTATAGTATTTTTTCATGTTATCGACGTGTATGAGGTAACACTTGGTACTCGAAATCCACTTAACGCGTTCGAGTCCACTCTTTTCGTCACTTTCCTTATCCGGGTATCGCGATAAGCAGTGGAAGAAACACATTTCGAAATCGTCACCCTTTTTGTTTATAACGTCTTGAATTTCCCGGTAAACGCGCTTATCTTTTATGATGACGTTATCTTCGAAAATAACCGCGTACTTGAGGTTTTGATCGAAACACCTTCGGTAAAACTCCATGTGGCCCATGTAACACCCAATAGCCCCTAAATTGAAGTAGGTAATATCCGGTCGCGTTTTGTTTGCGTTATAATGAAGTTTTAACGCCTCGCGGTAATAGTTCGGTTCGATTATTTTCTGGTACTTTTTAGCATTTTCGAGTTTCCTGGTATCCGTGCCGTATATGATTTCTAGAGGTACGGAACTGTCGTAGTGATCGAGAAACTTTTCGCGTCGATCGGCTGATGTTTCCAGGGTCAGAAGAAAACACTTATACTCTGGGTTTCGGCGGGAACGACGTAACAAAAGTGTAACGAGTACCAGTAGAAGAATCGATATTAAAATCGGAATGAACATTCTTACTTAAAGAATACAAACATAATAATTTCGTGATACCGTGGCCGAGCGGTCTAAGGCGCCAGATTAAGGCTCTGGTTCGAAAGAGCGTGTATCATATCACATCCTCTGTCATATAATGGTTAATATTCCTGGCTGTTAACCAGGCAATCTGCGTTCGATTCGCAGCGGAGGAGTTTTTACAAAATGAGCAAACGATTCACAGGTCACGAATATTTTTTAAAGCATGTGTCCCATACTTTAAAAAGTTTTGTCGTATAGTTTGATATTTTTAAGCGGTGCGCTTGACGAGGACGATACCGGAGCCGCCGTCGCCGCCGTCTTGACCATAAACACTACCACCACCACCACCACCTGTATGGTGTTGACCATTATTTCCTTTACTATTGAGTTCTGACCCATCTCCACCACCACCTTGTGGTGCTGTACCGGGTGTATTAGTACTACTACTAGCACCACCACCACCAGAAGCAAAAAATCCATCATCTCCGTACATTACTCCAAATGTATTTTTCATATCAATACCCAATCCACCTGCTCCACCACCAATACCACCATGTGCACCACCACCTATTCCACCAGCACCACCGCCACCACCAGTATCATAATTATTATTAGTTCCATATCCACCACTGTTCCCATAACCTTTACCATTATATGTATTTTGTGTACTGGAACCAGGACTAGAACCACTACCCCCACCACCACCACCACTACCACCGTTTGATCCATCAGTAATAAATGCGCCACCCCCACCACCACCTGTAGCTGTATATAAATTTATGATGGATGAATCATTTCCATTTTCACCGTTTTCACTAGTACTCGTCCCACCTAGACCCCCATTACCGACAACAACAGTTTGTTGACTTGATATACTTTCATTTTCCGAAAAAACCAAACCACCCGCACCACCAGCCCCACCCTGTGATCCACCAGCCCCACCACCCCCTGCGACCATCAACAC